CTGCGTTTGGAGTGTCGAACAGGTTAGGGAGTTTATCTTTTACATCTTTTAACTGAAGGCTAAACTCCTTTGTTTTATTAGTGGTTACTTCTGTTTTCTTACCTGTTATTTCTGTTTCAACTCCTAGCTTTTGCTGAATTGAAACAAGCTGATCAAGTAATATGCTTTTTTGCAGTTCAAGCCCGAAAGACTTAGTATCAACGGCAGCCTGTTTTGTTTTAATGCCTAGCTGCTTGTTTAATACTTTTACAACTTCATTTTGGGTATTTTTATTTAGTAACTGCTCATTTATTTGGGTTAACTGCTTTTCGATTGTTTTAGCCTGAATTGCTAAATCAATTCGTTTAATATAAGCAGCATAAGCAATATTAAGTTTATTAATAAACCCTTCTTCCTGTTTTAAGTTGCCAAAGTATTCAGGACTGATTTTATTCAGTTCTTTTAATGCATTTGCCTTCTGAATCCGGGAAGTTGTTTCTGAACGTAGCAATTCAATTAAAGCCTCAACCTTTACAACTTCAGATGCGTATGATGCCGCAACTTCTTTTTGAATATCAGCAAATCCCTTTAAATCTTCTTTTCCTTTCTTTACCTCTGCATTTGCTTTTTGTTGTGATAGTTGCCAAAACGTAAGTGCAGATGTTACTAATTGAACGCCTACAATAAGACCTGCCGGGCCTGTAATAGCAGATAACAAAGATGCTTGTATTGTTGTTCCAGTTGCAGTAGCACTGGCCCGTAATGAAGCAAAAGATTCTAATAAAGGGGCAATGTTATTACCAATACCAATTAAACCAAACGGAGCATCTGCCGCAACCCGCCCAAAGTTCTGTAAAGCAAAGGCAGCCCTATTTGTAGATTCAGAAAATTTAGGCAGTGCGGTACTTGTAGAAACGGCAGCCTTACCGGTATTAGCTAATTGAGCTTGAACCTGTTCTAAATTGCTGACCGCATCCTGCACATTCGCCTTTATCTCAATCTGTAACTGCTCTGCTGCCATGTTTTAACTTTTCAAGTCGTTCCTTTAATCGTTTCAGTTTGTCATCATCTGAAAAATCATCCGTATGCAATGACCAATATTTTCTACAAAAAGCCTCATAGGTCAATGATTCAGAACTGTGCGGGGCATATACAAAATACGCTAATCTTCTACCGATCTCATGTTCATCTGATAACCGCTTATTATATCCTTCCACAAACAGATAAAAGTCTTTTGGTTTCATCCATTCGTACTCTGCCGGCTTTAACCCTGCTGCGTATCCGATGATTCTTGTATCACTCCAGCTAACTTTTTTTTTATCTCTTCAGTCGCTTTCTGTAACTGCTCCGTTTTTTTCTTTAATGCCTGTGATTCCTCAAATTGCTTTATCGCATTTTTCACATCTTCCAGGTCGCTATCATTCAGCATCTCATCCTCAATATGATTATACACTTCTTCAAAGGTCACAGGACGGGGTAATTCTTTCACATCGTAATAATTCACAATCCCTGCCCAAATGATCTTAGCGATGCCTATGGAACTGTAAAAAGAAAGGCCGCTCATATTGTCGGCCTCTCCAAAGAATATTTCAACTGATAGCATCCCAAACCGGAGGCTTACTTCTTTCCCGTTTATTTTCATACGAATGATTTATGTTATGGGATAATATCAAGCGTACCTGTAACTGCAAATGATACTTTGAAAGTCATATAACCCTCTGCGGGTGCAGCATCACTCAAAGAGCTGATGTAGCAAGCACCTTGTTGATAAAAATCAGCACCGCCTGACGGATATTCACGTTTAAAATCAAGTTTGGTATTGCCATTGAACCAGGAAAGAACCTGCTCATAGCTTACCTCTGACCCGGAGGGTGCAGTCTCTACGATTGCATCCACGGAGAAATTGTACACCGGTGCTGCCACCGCCTGTAAAGTGGAGCATTTGGTAACCGTAGTTGTCACATTAGCGGATGCGTCCATTGTATTTGATGTTTCACAAACAAGGTTAAGGTAAGAGCCAGTTGTTCCACTCTCCCGTAACTTCAGTAAAACATCTTTACCGTTTATCTGTCCCATTGTCTTTTTTTTATAAAATTGATTAATTTATGTGTCTGTAACGCTTTGTTATGTCAACTCAATTAACTGCTGCCTGAATCTTGTCACCCGTCTTAACACCTTCTTTGTTCCGGTGTCAAGGGTAGGGAGGTGCTGACTGCTTTCCTTTGTTACATTCAAAACCTGAAACCCTGAACAACTAATCCCCGTAGTGCTTATGGTAGGTAGTACCAATTCAAGAACCTTACCAGTAATCACATCCGCAGGCTCTTTCTTTGCCCGAAAATCAAACCTTGTCACCACATCAATAATGATCGTTAATTCGCTCCAAAACTTCTGCTTATTATTATCTACTTGTGCATCCGTTACAGATGAAACGATAATGTAAAAATCATTCCCTGCGGGGTCGCCTTCCTCGTCATAGACGGGGATAATCGTTCCGTTGTACGTTACCGCATCGGTCAGTAGTGATATGTAAGCTTCTTTTAACGCTTTTACCGGATCAATCATTTTGATTCATTTATCAGCCTTTTTAACCGGACCATAAGTTTTGGCCGTTCCTCAAAAAATGAGTTAAAAAAGAAAGGCCGAGGCTTTAAATTGATTTTCTTTACTCCCTTACCTTTAAACTGCATTGCATAACTCTGTAATTCTGCCGGAACTTTGACCAATCCGCCCGTACCAAACTCAATCCAAGGAGCATATTTCACACGGGAAAATATTACAAAATCCAAATCTCCTTTTCGGATAAAATCAGTACCCTGCCTTAATGATCCAGTATCAATTGGCGCACGTTGCTTTGCCTTTAATGTAACATCACCGCAAAACTTTTCAATTTCCCCGTCTACTTCTTCCTTCAACGCAACGCTTTTATTTTCTACTCTTTTAAGTAGTTCATTTAAGCCTTTGATATTTACAGAAATGTCAGCCATCAACCTTGCTTTTTGATCTTATTTGTCAGGATATATCCTCACTTATTGCCACTATGCGCCAATATCGGCCTACTGGGTTAACCTGGAACTGGCTTGCAAATTTATTCAATGCCCGTACCCGTTCCCCACGTTCTAAGGTCTGTATTGAGTACCGCCGGTTGTTGTATTCAATCATGCAGTTATAATTCAGCACCCCATCTATCACCGAATCGTACCGGATCAGAAACTCGTAACTTGTGTTGAACGATCCCCGGCTATCTCCAAACTGCCTGTTTTGGCTGATGTAGTTAATTTGTGCATAGGTGTTAGCCACCTCTTCTGATAACGGCTCTACACCATCTATACCCGTCTGCTCGGACAGGATAACCAACTTTACAGGATGAGATACGCCTATACCCATGATAATACCCGTTTGTGTTTAGCGTTGCTCATTAATTCATCCGGCATATTATCACTATCATCACCACGGTTCTCATACAACCACAAAAGCACCCTTTTAAGGTCATGTAATAGTGATTTGTCTGTGTTTGCTGCACATGAATAGGAAATCTCATATACTCCGGAATAAGGAGGATAAAAAGTAGTGATATTACTACCCAAAGTTTGGTAATCGGATGACTCTAACGTCTGCCAGTCGTTCGTACCGTCTGAATTAATCCCCTGTAAGAGTTTTACGGTGCTGATTTCATCCAGTGTTGGGTATGGTAGCGGAAATTCCTTATCTGCCTCAACAGTCAGGACAATATCTTTAGCCACCAATGAAAGATGTGTGTATCGTTCAATCTTTTCCCTTGCAATGGTGATCAGATCTGTAATAAGGCTGTCCTCATCCTCACCTGTGATCCGACAGAATGCTTTTGCCTGTTCAAGTGATACAGGTTCGGTATTATCGTCTGTAATGGCTATGTCTATGATCTTAAACATAGCACCAAATTACTGAATAGGAGTAGGGTTAATAGTTGGTTTTGTCAACTGTAAAAACTCATGCAACTTTTCCCATTCCGGCACTTGCTCTTTAGAACGTTTTAAAGCCGCTTTGCTCCACTTATCATAATACTTGGCATCTTCCATCAGTTTTGTGATTACTGCCGCCCATTTGCCCGTTTCCTTTCGGTTAATAAGAATCCCACCTTTGCCCACATTTTCCTTTAGCCCTGGTGTTGGGTTAGCGATGACAGGAATACCGTTTAACATCGCTTCGCTTGCCACCTTGCCCCATGATTCGTAATGCGAAGGCATAAGTACAATTTTACTTACCTCATATACTTTCCGGATGTAGGGAGTGTTAGGCCATATCGTTACATTTGGAAGGTTCTGAATGATCTGTCCGTCATAACTACCCTTCACCCCTAAGAACTGGAACTGAGGCAGCTTTTTCGCCAATGAATAAAAATAATTTGCTCCCTTGTTATCATTAAGATTTATCAGCGTGATATACCGCCTTCCCTTATCATCACATTTGTACCAATCATCCACCGGAGGAGGGAATACAAAAGATGGCCATTTGTAGTTCAACTTATCTGCTACCCATTGAGCGTTATAAATCACCCGAAGATCACCCACACCTCCCAAAACTGAATTATAAGGAATATCGTTATGAGCCAACCAGTAACACCGCTTCTCGTACTGCGCAGCCGTCCAAATCGCTTTTTTTGAATAGTCCAAATGAGTTAACACTACATCAGCCCATTCAAACAATACCCGTTCATGCTCACTAGTGAACACTTGCACACCCTCAAATTCATACATTGATTTAATCCGGTACTTTTCCGCATCATAGTGTATCACCCGTACCTGATGCCCTTTGCTGATCAAAAAGCGATTGATGGTGTGCGCCATAAATTCAGCCCCGGCACAATGTTTTGGTGGATATAAATGTATTGCCCACAAGAATCTCATATCAACTTATTTTGCGCTTCTTCAAATATGTGTGAGTAGTTTACCATCTGGTTTTGAAGGGAAGAATAACCAGGCCTTTGAACAGCTAAAAATGGCTTACAAATGAAAGCCTTTAATCTTGGTTGATTCCTTCGTAAAAATTCATCATAAATCAACTCACCATCCCACAATTCAAGTATCTTTTTTGCTCCTTCAAATGAGTAGATAATAGCGTGAGTTGTCCATGTGTCAGTACATTGCCACCAATACTCACTTACCCTCTTGTTATTTGGTTCAATCACATTACCACCCAAATACAACAGATCAAAATCTTTAGGAGCATCGTTAAAAATATCCATCCAAAATTCCACATTGATAAACTGTACATCATCTTCCACCACTAATGTCTTCTCAGTAATAGAACTAAGTATTTTTTGTTTGGATTGATTAAATGACTTTACCGGGTCTTCGTTGTAAATGGCAGGGAACTTATCAGGTTTTATACCTATCCGGGTTAGTTCCGTATGTGCTTCCTGCCAACGATGAAGAGTTAAACAGATCGTTTTCATACTGTTCAAATTTACTCCATCAATACACGTTTTATTTTTCTTTTTGTCAACTAAAAAAGAAACCCCCTAAAGAGGAGGCTTCGTCATGGTAAATCTTACAACGTATGAAAACAAAACTTAGAACGCTCCGTAAACGAAAGCAGTAGGAGCCAGTTCAATCAATCCGATAGCAGCTTCGGCACGTACTGTAACCAGGTTCTTTACAAAATCGTCCTGATCAAATTCAGAAGTACGGATATTGAACGCTTCACTTTGTGCAATGATGGCTTTAGACCAGTCACCTACATACACCTTACCAGCAGTAACGCTTTGGTTCACATAAACAG